GCGCGCGGCTTTGTCTATCTCGCCGTCGTGCTCGACTGGGCGACCCGTCGTGTTCTGTCGTGGCGGCTGTCGATCACGATGGAGGCAGCCTTCTGCGTAAGAGTTGCGGATTCTATCAGCGCTCGACTGGATGCTTTCGAGGCTGACTTGTGTTTTGCCGGAAAAGTCGCGGAGCACATCCGAGGCTTCGTCAATTGCTTTTAGTACGATCTCGAGATTTGCGCTTTCAGCCATGCAGCTATTGTAACGCACGGCGAGAGTGCTCGGCCTCAGCTTTCAACAGTTGAAGAAGCATGTAGATGAACTCCTGCGGCTGCTGCAGGTATTCCTCGTACGTCCAGCCCATTTCACGACAGAGTATGGCGGTGAGCTGTATATCCCAGACAATGACGCCGCTTCTGAAGTACCGCCGCCAACTGTCGGCTACTTCTGCGGCTTCGTAGGGTTTTGGATTTTGTTGATCTCGGCTACCACCGCCTCATATTCCGATGCCGGCTGGCTCATGAGAGTCTCGATCGGGTTTTGCGTATCTTCGTCGAAAGAGACGAGGAGATACTTCATGGCCTTCTCCTCGCTCTCGATGACAAGCGACGCGGAGACTTTGTCGAGAGATGCTCCTTCGTTGCTGAGCTTCATTGCAGCGGCTAATACCGCTTTCATGTCCTGTGCTTCTCGGCCGGTGAGATAGCTATTGAGGATGACTTTATGACCGCCGGGAGTGATGAACGCATGCGTCGTGCGTTGGCTCATAAAATGGAGATGAAATTAGGCATATGCGCTGATTTTACGTTCGCAGCGAATACCGTCAAGGTGGGGACATCTCGGATGGGCGAGGGTTCTTCCCTACCCTATCGCGAACGCATTGGCCCCTCTATCGAGGGGCCTCATCTGCGACTTTATATCGGGGTAGGGTAGTGGTCAGTATCCATTGACTATGTTTGTCAAAGTTGCCTTGACCATATAGCTATCGGATGTGCTGTAGGACGCGCGGAATTTGACAGTCTGATAGACTAAATCTTTTACCTTGAAAGGTCTGCCGAGCTCCGTAATCGTGCATTTCGGCATGCTTATGATGAGTTCCGGGTTTGTTGCGCTTCCGAGGGTTACGTCCGTATTCTTTATGTCGAGCTGGATTGCAAGCGTCTGGGGTACGTTGCTGTTGTTCGTACCCATGAAATGCTGCTTATAGTCTGTCTCGTTCTGCCAGATGACATCCATTGATCCGTCGACGCTGAACTCTTTGTTGAGGAAGTCCGCGGGATCGTTGCTGCCGATGGTGTCCTGATCTTCGACATTGGCATTGATGGTCAGCTTTATCGATCGCGCTGCGATAGTGGCCGGGGTGAATGTCTGCGTGCCAATCGCGCCGGTGGTCGCCACTGTGAGGTCATAGGCGGTGGCAGAGACGAGTGCTGCAATCTTTGCACCGGCAGGGATGTTCGTGCCGCTGACGCCCATGCCAACCTTGAGGTTCTGGTAGACGTTGATGCTTACGCCAGTGACGTGAGTGGTGGTTGCCGCGGTGCCGGTTGCGGTGAGCGTACCGAACATGCCAGCGTTGTTGAGTGCGAGTTTCGCTGCGGCATAGCGGCATACGAAGCGGTTCTCGGCAGTCGTGGCCGGAGTAAACGAACTCTGCGCAGCGCCGGTAAGCGCTTTGATGCTTGCGGTGTATTCGACGAACTTTTTAAGTTCGGCAGAAATCTCGAGCTTGGTGACAACACCATTGGCATAGGAGTAATCCTGGCCAGAAAGCGGATCATGCAAGAAAAAGGTGAGCGACTGGTGTTGGGCGCTTTCCGCTACATTGAAAACGTTATCGTATACGGAGCTTTCGCCGGAGTGCGCGCTGTGCGAGGTGAGCGTGCCGAATATCGAATAGAGAATGAGACCGAAAGATTGGTCGAGCAGGTCACCCGCTATGGAGCCTTCTACCCAACGCTTTGTATACGTGAGATTTGTGTTGTCTTCGATGACGCCATAGCTCTGTTCGTCTACGGCAAATTCTTTCTTCTCGTCCACTACGAGATCGTTCCATGGAGACCAGTAACTTGCAGAGCCGATCGCCGTACCACGGCTTGTTTCCTTTGCTGTGCCTACCTGGATTAGTCGGCCGATGCCTTTGGACATATGGTCATTATTCTACATCCTCCGCAGCGGCTGGTTTTATCGGCTCTGTGGATTTCTTTTTAAGATCGGCATAAAGATTCTGCGCCTCTTCCATGTTTTCAGCGGTGATGGTTATCGGACCAAATTCGTTGTCTCCAGCGAAGAAGTATTCCTTGAGCGCGACTGTGCCCATCATCTTGTTTTTGGTTGGGTGCTGTATCGCCATACGTCAATGATAGCAGATGAATGAGAGCTCTAAGAGCCGAGTGTGTACAACGTGCGCGCCTCGATAGAGAGGACGAATGTCGTGTAAGTCTTGTCCGCTATCGTTATAGGCATAGGTTCAATGTGGGCAGGTGGGACCGTTGCAGCTATTGCTGATCCTGCAAGCGTGAACGCAGTGTCGAATGCATTCATCGCTGCATCCATTATGCCCTCTACATCCTGGGTGACGTCGGCAAGTCCTTCATAGCCAACCACGAAGAGTATATCGAAGCGATAGGTGCGGATGTTCGTCGCCTGGTCTTCCATGTCGCTACTTATGCGGGGCATGCCGACTATCGCGAAAGGATATCCGCTCGGAGGGTCTTGCGTTATGGCGTTGGGGTTCATGTCCTGCGAGACGAGTGAATTGATGTAGCCGTTCGTCTGCAGGGTCTGCAGTACCGCGACTATCTGAGTCTTTATTGCTTGTCCGATTGAAGCCATATCAGTCAGCCATCGCGGCGGTTATCTTTTCAACAGCATTCACGAACTGCTCGTTGATCTCCGGCTGGGCGCGGTCGACGATACGCTCCATATATGGATTGCCGGCGACGAATGGCTTCACGAGGCGTTTGCCGATGGCGGGGACGAAGCGCCCGACTTCCTGCTTATGACCGAACTCGACCGCAGCGGCATAGCTGGCGGTCGGAAACCATCGAAGGACGAAGCCCGTAAGCTCTGCGCGGAAGCTCTGCGTAAGAAAGCCGGTCTTCCATGGCACGACGCCTTTGACGGTGTTCTTCGCGAGTACAGCGCCGGCCGCAGAGAGCGCCTGCGTCAGGATAGGTGAGACGATGTCGGGAGCCTGGCGGAAGCGTGAGATGAGCTCGTCGGCGTTTTCGATCTTTACGGTAAATTGCATATCAGAAATTAAACTGACGGTATTGGCCTAGGATATCTTCATCCTCGGCATCGAGCACGTTGCGCCACCCGGAAACGTTGGATCCTTCGATTTGCATGGAAGACTGGCCGGCAAGCTGGCGGCGTTTGAAGCGACGAACGACGAGGTTCTCGCATAGGTTCGTGAGATCGGCCGGGAGTAGATGAGTCGTGCGGTTTCCTGCGTTGGCCCAGTCGACGGGATAGCCCGCGACATAGGTGACGCGGAGCATGTTGTTGTAGAGGCGCGGAATGACACCATAGACTCGGATTACGCCGCTCGGATACCAGATGAGGCCGCTTATCGGATCAGTGCGCGGGTCGATGAGCTCGTATTGATCGGCTATGAAATCCGTCCAGCTCGGGTTCGTAGGCGTGCCGGCGCGATACTGAAAGCTCGAGATCGAGAAGACGGGCTTATTGCGCAGGACAAGGTATATCTGCTTCGTCGCATCGGCGGAATAGACTTCATTCGTATAGGTTTGCTGGACGAAAGAGAATACGCCGCATTCATTGCTGATGAAGTCAGTGAGCGAATTTATCATGCGCGTGAGTACCGCGTCGTAGGCGCTCGGCTGGTCTATGACGGTGACGGTCTGGCCGCTGTTAGTGAGCGTCGCATTCTGGGAAATGATGATGGTCGATCCGGATATGGCGAGGATTGTCGTCCCGCTTGGAATGCCCCAGCCAGATATCTGCTGGCCGACGATGATGGTTCTGCCTGCCGGGATTGTGCCGGTTGAAATCGAATTGGAATTGGCCGTGATCGTGCAGCCGGTCACGAGAATCGTCTTGTTCGGGTCAAATAGAAGGTCTTTGACCCGCTGGAGCGTGGTGAGCGCGAGCGGCGACAAGTAATCGGTGCCGGTCGCGGTAGATGTCGATGTTAGCGTCTCGTAACCAGCCGTTATCTGGCCAGATGAATAGCTATTGGCCAAGGTGATGACTTGCCCGACTATGATGTAGTCATTGCCTACGCCCTCCTGCAAACGTATTCCGCCGCCATAGAGCGCGAGCGAGTTCGTGACAGGGTTAAAACCCAGCGTGAAGCTGGTGCCTGATCCGCTACAAATTTCGCCAACTATTTTCATATCTCGAGGTATGCCCTCGTCGCTGCCCCCGCGGGTACGCGGAGGCAAAGCGAAGGCGTAAGCCTACGTGTTCGACGTGGCCGTGCGGACCGGAAGTACAGCACCCGGACCAGGCGCACCGATAAGCTCTGCAAAAGCCAAAATGGCCGGTGTAGAGCCGCCGGTGAAGGCCGGGGTGAGTACCACGCGGAGCCAGCGCTTGCGTCCGCCGTAAGGCGCTGCAGATGCGCTGTTGTTGCGGAGCATTATGCCCTCGATGCGGGCATAGGTGTCCGTCGCCGCAGTCTTCACGTTGACGGTGCCACCGATGACGGTTCCGGTGTTATCCGTTGCGTCAGCGTAGGCATCCGAAGAGCCGTTGTCGTTCGACTCCTGGATCTTCCAAGCGATCGTTGCCGCCGAAGGAGAACCAGAAGCGATTTCGGCGCGGAGACGTAGCATTGCCGTATCCACGTCGAAGACCAGCGCGGTGTCGATACCGTCGCCATTGACCGCGCTTGCGCCGGTTAGTGACTGGATACCGACCGAGCTTACGGTCGAAGACTGTATGAGCGTGTCATCATAAGGATTGTTCCTCATGGTGAGTTTCGTTTGTGCCACATTGCCGTCGTCGACACGGCGGCTGCGGCGGGTGTACCGCGTGGCCTAATTCCCATCGCCCGGTAGGCAGACGAGAGCACCATTGCCATCATCTACCATCGAGCCTTTGCGTCCGTCGGGGCAGAAGCAGGGATCTCCTGGCATCGGATTGACGACACATTGGAATGAGCCGTCACTCAGAGGCTGGAGCGTCCCCGCCTTACCATCGCCGTTTACGCAAGGGTCCCCTGTTTTTGGCAAGGAGACAGTGCCGTTATCGGCAGCGCTTCCCGCGTCTTCCACTGGCGGTGCCGGTGTTTCCACAGGCGGAGCCGGCGGCGTTTCGTCTGTCGGAGGCGGTGCCGGTGTGTCCGTTTCCGGAGCCGGTTGTGCGTTCTCCTCAGGCGGCGCGGGCGGCGTGTCCTCGACCGGCGGAGCCGGAGGAGTGTCTACCGCATTGACGTTCTGATTAGGATCGTCAGGCATACGTGAGAGTGTTACCGAGTAATCTGACTTTGGATGCGAGGAGGTTTCAGGCATCCGCCCTGTCAGCTAAGGGATCAAGACGCTGCGGTCTTTGCTACTACCATCGCGCGTGGAAGCGTGAGGGCGAGAGCGTGGCGGTGCTTGTAGATGATGCCGGTTTGATCCGACAAAGCTACTTCTTTGCCTCCGAATGAGCCGCTCGTGAACTGCGCAACACGCATCTCACCCTTGTCACCGAAGGCGAATGCCTTCATGTTACCGAAGATGAGGAACTGGTTGCTGACAGCGTCAGAGAAGCCGTTGACGCTCGAGGCGCCAACTGCCGGTAGCCACCTGTTGGTGTAGACCGGATAGCCGAGGATTTCTCCTGCAGGCTTGATCGGTCCGCCGCCAGGGAACTGGTCGACAGCAGGCTCGCCCTTATTCGCCGCGCCGGCAAACGGGAGGATATAGTTTCCTGCCGTGTCCTTTTGCGTGCGGAGCTTCGCCCATACGGTGCGGTTCATGTAGAACGCTGCACCATCGAGGATGCTCTCTTCGAGGTCGCCTATCATCGCCGAGGCGTCATCGAGAACCGCGAACTTCGAGAAGGTCGTGGATCCGGTCGGAAGCACGTATGAGGTGACTTTCGTGCCGGTCTCGTCGACGGTGGTCGTCGAGCTCATGTTGAGAATACCGAGGAACGGGTCGCCGGTACTCGCGCCGCCAACGAAGCCCTGATAGTCGATCATGTTCGCGAGCGACTCTCCGCCGAGGGCGAGGAGCCAGTCCGCTACGTTGACCGAGGCATCTGCGATGAGGTCGTTGCCGACTACGAACGCTAGCTGCCACTTCTTGACGATGAGCTGTGCCTGGCCGAAGGTGATGCCGGTGACCGGACCCGGTGCGTCTACGCCAATGTACCCTCCTTTGAGGAAGGAACCGGTATAGTTCGGAACCGCGAGCTGGTCGCCCTTCATCTCCCACTTGGCTGCTTGGCTCAATATCGTACCAACGGAAGCCGCGATGCGCATGATTGCGTCCGCGATTTCGCGCTGCACGAGGTAACCACCGCGGTTATCCTGCTCTTCGATGAGTGCCTCGTTCGCCTTCGTCGATATGGCGTAGCCGGTGGCTGCGCGTACCGTGTCAGCGAAAAGAGACTTCTGGGAGTCTTCGTAGGTGTCAAACGCCTTCTCGACTTCGCCCTGGTGGCGCGTATGTTCATTGCCGATGTCCTTGAGGAGCTCTTTCTGGGAGCCGTGCTCCTGATCTGCTGATTTGTCTTGCTCCTGCGGGACGCAGACAAGCGGTCCGTCCGGGTCTTTCGGATCGTGGCTCAGAATGCCCGGCGAGCCGTCGTCCATCTGGCAATGGTCGCCAGCCTCGGCTTCCTTGAGTTTCGAATATTCAGGCGCCTTCTTTTCGAAGAGCTTGTAGTGCTCGGCGAGGTGTTCATACGCCGCCTTGCGGTCGCTCTCGGGGAGCTCCTTGTTCTCGAGAAGTTCCTCCATTGCGGCTTTGAGGCCGTTGAATACGACCGCGCCGTCGCTTGCACGATGGTGCGGGAATTTTAGGTCTGAAAATTCAGAAGGGGTGGCGCCAGACTTAACGTAGGCAAAATAGCCGGCGATAATTTCCTTTTCGGCGCCAGAGAGGTCATTCCATGCTTTCTCGTAATAGTCCTCATACTTCGGGGTCTTCCATGCGGCGCTGTTTGCGGCCTTTTTGGTAGATGTGCCTACATCCGGCACGAATCCGCGGATCGATGCGAACTCGATACCCTTTACGCGCATGACATTGAGATCGAGGCCAAGTGTACGTGCTTCGTCTACTGTGAGCGCGCGGCCTTCTGCAGGACCGACACCCTCGTTCGCAGGCACCGGTACGAATGAAAATTCGAGGAGCTCGGCTTTAGTGATCACGTTTCCGCTGTCGTGGTCAAACTCCTTCGGGATGAAACCGACCGAAGTCGTGCACCCGACATTGTAGCCCGTCTTGAGGCCGTACTCGTACATGCGGCGCACTTGCTGCGCGAGCGGGTTTATGTCTGCCGGGAAGAATACGCCTTTTGCTCCGAGCGCTGGGACGCCGCGCACCGTCGTCTTGTACGTCTCCGTGCAGATGCCGATGGGCATGTTGTAGTAGTCATGACCCCAGAGGACGACCGGATTGTTCTTATAGTTGGTGAGATCCCATCCATCCTGGCGAACTATCTCGCCGGCGCGATCGACATCCTCGGTCGATACGATGACGTCAAAGGTGCCGTTCTCTTCCTTGGCTTTGCGGACTTTTTCGATGACGCTGAAATCGAATGCTTTGATGCGATTGTGAAATTCTTCTGCTACTGCTTCCTTGTATTTCGCTGTGTCCGATTTCATGATGGATTTACGATGAAGTATAGCGCTAATTCTATAGATTCACTGCGCTGTCGTGTGGATAAGCCATGATTATTTGATCGCAGTCCAGGTTCCGGACTTGCACAGCCAGAGGATATTGTTGGAGAGATTGTAGAAGATGACGCCGTTGTTGGCTGTCAGACATGCAGTCGTCGTTGACTGCGTAACAGCGCCGAAGTTTCCGCCCACTTGGAGCGCAGTCGTGCTCGCGATAGTCGTCGACGTGGCTGTCCCGTTGCCGCCGTTTATGTAGCTTGGCGCGTTCGGGCTTACGAGCGTTGAATACGCCGTGGTGTCGGTGTTGGTGTACGATCCGACGATGGCGCCGGACGAAGTCGCGAAATAGTAGGTGTTGCTCGTCGTGGCATAGAAGTACTGGCTGTATGCATCAGGCGTGGTCGAGGAAAAGTAGATGGCGTAGCCAGTCGCGCCCGTAACCGGCACCCACGATATATTGAGGACTTCGGGCGCATTCTGAGTACTGGATGCATCGGTCGTAAATGTCAGCGGAGAGCTGAGTGTCGTGGTTCCATTTGCATCGAGGGCTGCAACCTCAAAGGCAAAGCGCGTAGAGCTTGCAAGCCCGGATGCGGCGCTTGTGTAGGTGCTCGATGCGATAGTTACGGAAACGGGGACTGCGAGCGGTGTACCGCGCGCCCAGTTCGGTGCATTTAGGCTGACTACGGTGGCGGTCTGATTGCCGTGGAATACGTCGGTGATGTGATCGGTGATTGCCGAGAAATAGTTTGCACCGATGACGGCTGTGCCAAAGACCGGGATAGAGAGGAGTGCGACTACGCTTGCAACAACCTTTGCAAAGATGGGCATAGATTATGGATCTATTATGTAACTAATTTCGACGACTTCCGTAGCATGCGATGCCTGGAAGTAAATCGTCTGACCGCCAAGGGCTGCTCCATAGAAATACTCCTGGCGTGGTAGATCGCTGTGGCCGATGGTGCGATACGGGACAAGGCTCTGGCCGGTGATGTCGGCGTTGCCGATCGAAGTCATGTACCAATATAGATCGGCGCTGTCAGCGTTCGGGCGCAGGCCGAAGCGGATGTGTTTTGCGCCCGGGGGAATGGCAAAAGAATATTCAGTGCCTTTTACGTTGGCGATGGCTACGTTGGCGACCTGAATTTGATTTATGGCGCTCATAGATGAAGTTAGTGTATCACTCGCGAACCATCATATTTTCTTCAGTCTGTGGATATCACCTCTGGCCGGATGTAGCACCTGCAAGACGGATGCAAAGGAGGACCGCCGATGTCTCCGTAGTCGGCAGTCATGACGCCGCCGTCTTTGCCGCCGATCGTATCGCCGGCATCGAAGAAATTCTCATTGATGTCGATTTCCTTGCCGTCCTGTTGCGCGCAGTATTGGCAGACATTTGCATCTTCTGCCGTAAACCACTTTACGGTTTTCACTACGCCGCTTTGCTGCCAAGCCGCTTTGTTCGCGAAGTTTGCGGCTCGGAAGCTCTCGGTCTTCGCGATCACGCCGGCTCGCTTTTCATCGGCGAAGTTGAAGACATCATCTACAGTTTGAGTGAGCTCGGTCAGGTTCGTACCGCCGTCCTGGTTTAGCTTTTCCTTAAGCTTATCCTTGAGCTGTTGCAGCGTCGTCTCGTTGTAGCTTCGCGCCATCTTGGCAATGCCGACATCGAGCGCGTTGGCTATCCCTTCGTCGGCGAGTATGTCCGTCGGCTTCGCGCCGATCATAGTGAGCGCCGCTGCAGCTTCGTCTTTAGTGAGCGCGGTGAGTATCGGCGTAGCGAGGTCGATGGTGATCGTTATCCATTTCTGTAGATCGAATATGTCAGCGAGCGCTTTGGTGATGCCGGTGACCTCCGGAAGGTTTTCAAGTACTTCCTCTTTCTGTTTCCCGTTTATGCCCATAAACATATTGCGTAAATCCTCAAGCGCGTGCTCGGTGCGCGCATTGAAGCGCTTGTAATGCTCCATGTATTCGGCATGGGTGAGCTCCGATAGCTTTTTCATCTGGTATTCGGGAGCGGCATCGATGCGCTTCTTAAAGGCGCCCGAGAGCGCATCACGCATATTCTTCGAGGCGCTATACGAAGTCTTGCCGCCCGTGCGTATGCGGATGCCGGATGTGAGCCATCCTTCAGCGGTGCGTGACTTTGCAAGCTGCGGGGTCGGGTTCTCGCCTTCCGGTGTCGCGGATATACCGGATTCGTCCATCGCGGCTGGCTTGAGGAGCTTGTCGCCACCTTCGATTGGTCCGAGGCCGAGATATGCGGCGCGAGCTTCGTTCTGGGTCATGAGTGGTACGCCGCCGGACGCCGCGGTCATCTCTTGGGTGCGGAATTGTTTATCTTCCGGCACCGGGTCGATGAATGTGAGATATAGATCATCGCCATAGCGAGGCGCGAGGAACTCGTTCAGGTAGGAAATGACCAGAAGCATCTTAGGTTTGATGGTGCGCTTGCTGAAGACGTAATCCGCTGTCTCGGCAGTCGAGCGGTTCGTATCGCTCTCGGCCGTGCCGAGGATGGTCTTCGAAACGCGGAAGCCCGCGAGTATGCGGTCGCGCGTCGCTTCGGTGAGCGTCGAGAAATCCATGTCGCGCTGCGTGACGCCGGAATGCTCGAGCTTTACGCCCTTCGGCAATACCGGGACCTTGTGCGCGTTATCGACGCCGCTGTACCGGTTATCAAAACCCTTTCGTATGCGGTCGATATTGCCTTCGACGTTCGTATCGGTCTGGATGAAAAGGCCGATGCTCGCGCCGTTCTGGAAGAACTTGCGATTGTATTCCATCGCGTAATTGTCGCTATCTATCCAGCTCGGGATAGTCTGCGGCACGCCAATGCCGACGAACGGATCATTCGGGTCAGGATATTTGAGATGCAAAATCTGATATGGCTGGAACGTTATTATATTGCCGTCGACGTGGTACTCGTAGTGCGAGATGCGATACGGAAATCTCGACTTGTCGAGCCGTACATGCATTGATCCCGGATTGAGCGGGTACAGCGCTTTCGGCTTGTCCGTGTCGCTCTTGACGCCGTCCATGAGGATGTAGGCGTTACCGGCGAGCTCGAGGTGCGCCATCATCGTGTATTTGAGTTCGATGCCGGTCATCGTCTCGTTTACGCCTTCGAGAAGCGTGAGGAGCTCATGCTCGACCACTTCCTGATGCTCATCGCCGCTCAGCTTGTATAGGCGTATCTGTATGTTCGCGACTTCGCTCGCTATGGCATTCACCGAGGCGAATACCCAGCCGCTGAAGTTCGCCATCGCGCGCGCGGCGTTTACGTTCTTAGTATTGGTCGGTCGGTAGATAGCGAGAGGATCGGAACCGAATGCGATGCTCTTTTCCGTGACTTCTGGCATCTCCTGTTTGAGAGTGCCGCGCCGGTCGCGTAATATCACGCCATTGTCGTTGAAGCCTTCAAGGCGATTGACCGGGAGCAGATCCTTTTCGGCTGATCGCGTTAAAATGTTCGAAAGCCATGCAGGCATTGCGATGATTGTAGCATCGCGCTGTACGTAGTTCGTCGCGCTTATGGGGATATTGCCGCGCTATCAGATGGCGTATTAGTCCTCAAGCGATTAGCTACGAGCGTGGCATAGCCCGCGATGTCGTCCCAGTTATCCGCGTAGTCAGGATCGCCAGTAAGGATGCGGCTTATCTTTGCAGCGAACATCTCCAGCGCCTCGCATTGATCAGGGGCAAGGGCGCTCCACTTGTGACTGAGCTTCATCGTCGCTTTTATATTCTGGCTTAGCGCCGCGTTGCATTTGAACTCTCCATAGCGGCTGCCGCGCTCCTTGAGCACGTCGCTCAGTTCCATATGTTTCTAGCATACCACGAAAAAAAACGAGCCGGACCACGCAGCCGGCTCGTTTCAGTTTTAATAGATAGAGGCGACAAGACGGGTGAGCTCCACTTTGCTTTTGACAGCGAGTTTCTTCATCGCACTGGCTCGATAATCCTCCACCGTGCGGTGTGAAAGCCCTAGTTTCCGTCCTACCAACTTATTGCTCATGCCGCGCAGTGCGACATGTTCTATGACCTGACGCTCTCGCGGCGAGAGCTTGTCCAGCACACTCATGCAGGCCTCCTTCTTTGAGCCTGCGCTGAATCGTACCATGCCGCAACTTACATCGACGCAATGATGTTTAAATCGCCGCAATGTCCTTCTGCAGAGTAGCCAGATCGAACCCTTCGAGCGACTTACCGTTCTTCAGCATCTCAAGCGACAAATAGGCGATCATTTCGTCGTTGTATTTGCTTATCCAGCCATATGTTGCCTGCACGACCTTGCCCCACGTAACGAGGTAGACCCATTTGTCGTCGTAGCCGATGACGGGCATGTAATGGCCGCCTGCGATGCCGCTTTTGACGACGGTGAAGGGCTTGCCGGCGTTGAACTGCTTCATCGCTGACGTAGGGAATTTAACACCGAGCCCTGCAGCTCCGAACAGCCACACGGCTTGCTTGAGCTCGTAGGGGCTTTTGATGGCCATATACCCCGCAATCTTATGCCTCCGGCCCATAGAGTCCTTCACTCCTGTGTTCTTTCGATATGAGGCCGCTACCTGCATATCCGTGCCCTGATCGGTAGATGGGTCTTTGGGATTGAAGGCCGTAACCGCCGAGTAGTCCGAGAGCACAGACTTATTCGAAAAAGGGATCATCTTTCCCGCCATTGCATCCCACAGCATTGTCTCATGCGCGGCGCCTGCCCAAACGCAGTCGCCGTACTGATCGTTTCCGAGCATTCCCCAGTCGCCTGTAATGAGGTTCTTGTGGCCTGCCGCTAGCGGTGGATTTGGCACTGCCTTGTTGTACGCAGCGAACTTGATAGTGATCGCGCCTTTGCGTGCAGGCTTCTTTCCGAGCTTGAGCTCCATCTATCAACAGTAACACGTCCGAACGCCGCAACCTCCGCAATCCACATGAGAGAATTGAGTAGGTAGTTCTCTCACATAGGAGGTGTCACATGAGCGACCGAGCAATCAACATCCTCTTCGCTCTCATTCTGTTTCTGCTTACTGCTCTTCTGGTTTATTTCGCATGGCCGGCGACAAAAGCGCTTTCGCGCGATCTTGACGGCCGCTATGCGCAATCGCCGCTCAAGTCCTGGTTCGACAGTCTCAGAAGCGACAGAGGACCGTGCTGCTCGGATGCAGATGGATACGCGCTAAGTGACGTAGATTGGGAAACCAAGGATGGACACTATCGCGTACGTATCGAAGGCCAATGGTTCGATGTACCGCCGGAGGCGATCATCACCCAGCCGAACCTATCCGGAAGGACGATGGTCTGGCCGATATATAAGCGCGGCTTCGGCGAAGTGTTAAACGTCGAAATCCGCTGCTTCATGCCTGGCCCGATGATCTGAGGTGCAGCCATGAACGGATTTCCAGAAGCCAAGTGCCATAACTGCGGCCAGTTCATCGAAGAAGGCCAGGAGCGCGCGATTGCTATCATGCCTAATGGCGTGCCGAGGCACTTCTGCAAGTTCACTGGAGATGACCCTGACAATAGTTGTTGGGCACAGTTCAGGATCAAAAATGCATATAAGCCTATTGAAAAAAGCTGAGCAGTCCTCCCACTCAGCTTACTAAGCCACCTCATTACGAGAGAGCCGGCCTCGGAAATCTGCACAGGACGATAAGTGGAATTTCTGCCTGACAACGGCGATAGTCGCCGTGAACAGGAGAAACCATGAGCAGACG